CTTTTTTAACAAAATAATTTAATATATTAGTATGAAAAGTGAGCTGATTCATCCGATTGACTGAAGATCAATCGGTTTTTTCAGCTGGGAGATATAAATAATTAAGGAGATAGTTATGAAATTTAATAATATATTTAATAAATTAACAGATGAATTAGATGGCAAAAAATTAGAACTTCAAAAAATCATAGAAGATATGGATATTGAAAACGATTTTGAGTCTCGTCCTGATACAAATATAGATACTAATGTAGATGATATCATAGATGATAATGAAAGTCTTAGAAAAATTTTAGTTGGTTTATATGGTAATTATAGACGCAATTTTGGACCTAATATGAAAATTCATAAACAAAGCATAGAACGCGTTATTGAAGATTTAAATATACCAATGAACGATGAAATTATGAAAACCGCCATAGATTTATTTGAAAACAAGTCTATTAATGATTTAAATGATATTATTGATTCAATTGGTGGTCTTACAGATGAAGAACAAGAGGAAGCTGATTATTATAGAGGAAAACTTGAAATATATTATATTGCGTCCGAAGGTAATCGTTGGGAAAAAACATTAAGTAATGAAGATATTAGTGAAGCCCTTCATCGTGCTAAAATTCCAGAAGGTAGCGAAATAGCTGAAAGATTATTTGCTGAATTTGAAGGCAAAAGGTATATAGATTTAGATGATTTTGGTATGCATCGCGGTATAGGTAGTCCTTCAAATGCTAGAAGAAAAGCTCGTGAAGAAAGTGAACGTCCATGGAACCATACTGAATGGGGCGATCGTCCATCCGGGTGGAATAAACGTACTGGCAGATATATTCCAGGAGATGATGATTATCGTCGTGAAAGACATATGAGAAAAACAGGTTGGAGATAAATTAAGTTAAAATGATTACCATTCACCAAGTTCGAAAACCTGGTCGAATTAGTATTATGGCTGTTGATTCTGACAAAAAAGGTCAAAAAATTGTTGGTTACGCTAAAATTTGGACTGGGGTGGATAAACAATATGATTGGCTTGTAGCATATTACATACGTCCTCAATATCGTGGAAAGGGTTTAGCACGTCAATTAATGGATCGTGTAAAATCAGCCACTGATAAAGATATTGCCCTTCGTGTAAACCCCTATAAAGATCATGAAGGTAATGACCCGACAGAATTAACACAAAAATATATGCATTTTGGATTCAAGAAACTTCCCAATCAATCACAAAGAAATATGTATTACATAAAAAATAATTCTAATATAAAGAATTAACGGCCGCGCCTATTGCGATTTCTTCGTTGTGCAGATATATCTATTCTGGGTCTATTAGCTAATCTGTCTTTAAGACTCATTGATTGTACTTGTTCGTTTTCATCATTGGTTTTTTCTACACCAGTAATTAAATCAAGTATATCATCTGCTTCTTTAGCTGAATTGAAGAATACTACCCGTCTTTCTATTAAATTTCGTTGTCTATTTGGTGAAATAAACGTATATTTTAAATGTTTTAATTTATTGTCTTCGTATATAGGTTTAATGGTATATATTTTATATTCTTTGTCTAGGTCTAATTTTTCAATAGGGCTTTTTATAAAACCTTTCTTTTTATTTTTATCCCATATTGTTCCAGTACTGGAATTACTATTTATAGTAAATTTAAAGCCCGGTATATATTTCATATTTTAATTAATCCTTTCAAATCCTTTTGATACGTTTTCTTGTTCAAATTGTCGTTCAATATTACGTGCATATATATCACATGTAGATTCAATAAATTTACTAATTGCTGAAGGCTTAATATCTATTTTATTAAAATCCATTTTTCGATCTACACTTTTTTCATAAATAAGTTCCACTGCATCCATTAGTGCCTGCCAACGAGCTGCTTCAAATACGGACATATTATCAATCATTTTTGCTGCAGCCATAGAACCAATTTGTTTATTTTTCATTTATTTCTCCTATACTTATATCATATGACCCTATAAAAGGAACTTTTTTTATTGTTATTGAATGTATTTTATTATCCATTATATTTATAATAAAGTCAACAACATTATATTGGGATAATATTTTTTTAACATCATAATAATATGCTTCCCGACATTCTCTATATTGAATCCCATTTTCATATAATAATTTGGTTCTATTATGTAATAATATTGAAAGTTCTTTATATTGTTGAGTTTGACTTATAGACAATTCTTCATTTTTCTTTTGTAAATCATACTTATTTACAATTAATCTTTTTGCTATTTTATATTTGCAATTTCGACAAATATAATTTTTTTTCAATAAATCACGATTATTGTTATATTTTTCAATTAAGATTTTTTTATATCGTTGAGGTCGTGTTTGCTTCTTTTTGCCACATTTACTGCAAATAAAATATTTCATTATTTTATCTCTTTGACTGAATTAACATATATGTTTATAAATCCATGCAATCCAGCTAAAATGGCCATTGTGGCTTCATATTGGTCTTTATTCGGTTCTGATAACACCTTATTTACTAATATTTCAAGGATATTTTCTAATGCAGTATATATAGGTTTATAGTCATTAGATGTAACACCAATTTCATTTGATATAAGTTGTTTCAATGCATTAACAAAACCATTTAACATCATATGTAATGTAATTTTATTGCTTTTTGTGAATCCAATATTGGCGCCATAATCATATGCTTTTAATGATTGAATATTTGATAACCAAACACGTCTAATCATATTTTCAAGTTCACTACGAGAAGGCATAAAATTTGGCAAAGTTGTCTCAGTAGGGTTAATATTAGCAGTATTTGGCACTTCTTTAAAATGAGATAGTGTTGAATTATCTATATTTTTAGGTGAAGGTATCATTATTTGAATTCTATCGGTTCGTTTAAATTTTTAACTATTGGTTCAAATAGTTCATTTGGCTGCATTTCTAAAGGTTCACTTTTTTGGGCAGTTGAAAATTCCATTAAAACCACATTTTTTCCATTACATGTTTTACAGGTAAAATCATTGCCCCTATCAAGTAATATATTAACAATATTTTCGGATTTACAATATGCACAATTCAATAATATTCTTTGTGTATTTGCAATTTTTTCTATATTTATATTATAGTTATATTCTGCGATTTGTTGTTTATTAATTAAATAGGTATTCCAAAAATAAAAACCAACTAATTGTAATATAAATCCTAACACTGTCCCTGCAATAAATCCTTTTAGATTTTGTGTTATTAACATAACAACAGCACCTAAAAGTAAAGATACTAAAGTAGTTATAATTAATGAACGCAATATTAGTAAAATATTATTTTTCATTTTTTTCCTCAAGTAACTGATTTTTTGCTATATTGTTTTTGCGCGGAAAAATATTTTCATCTTTTACTATATTACTAATATCCGGTATATCTAAAATGCTTTGAATTAATGATTTAATTAATTGATTCCGTGCTGGGGCATTTTCTGAACCTTTACTGCATATTGCCACTGCTTCAGATCTAGATAGACTTATTTTTGATAGTGTACCTAAACTACCCAATTTAAATGTATTAATATCCATATAATTATTAACTCTCAAATGATATAAAGTCAACCGCTTTATACTTCGTCTAAATTGATATCTTCTATGTGTTTTCCTACATTAATAATTCGGTTTAAGCAAATAGATATAGTTCTTTTCATTTTCATTAATTTTGCCAATTTAGTCGGAGAAAGAGAAACATTATTTGTAATAGCCTCCTTTAATTGTTTCTCTACATTTTCGATATATCTAATACTATGAATTAAATCATGAAATATATTATCTAATGGAAATGGGAGTAAAGGTGGGGCTTTAGAAGTTAATTTTTCTATTTTGTTTATATCATTTATATTATAACCCGTGTGTCCACGAATAGAACTTCTTAAACCTGTTCCATCTCCAGGGGACATAGTGCTAATGGAATGTGATGCAGTTCTTGAAGAAAGTGCAGTCGCATATCCTTGTGAGCTTTGAGGCATACCAGACATTGTGGTAAAGCTTTCCTTCAATGCCTGTTTATATGACTTCAATTTTATATTTTTAGTCTTCCTCTTTTTCTTCATTTACTACTTTTTCGTCTACGCGTACTAAAGAACCACAACGGGGACATACCCATCTGCATTCAAAAATAGTTTGATTTTTATAAGTATTTGTTGATTCTTGTCCGTATATGGGCCCATAACCACACATATTACAACCGATAGGTTTATTTTCAATAAATTCTGACATAATTACTCTCCTATTAATTATTTATCCAATAGTTCAAAAATGTTAGGGTTTTTATTAAAGGTGAAAAGTGCTTCCCATTCTGATATATTTCTTTTAATATCATATAGTCCATATTCTTCACATAATTCTTTGAACTTATTAAAATCAGGATTAATATCCTTTGACTCATTAAATTGTTTATGGTAATGTTCAATTTCGCCTTGTTCTACTTTATAACCGCCTTTTAAGTTCATTATTGCGATATTTTTTTCATATATATGGTAATATTCTTTAGATAAATTAAGCGCCTTTAAGTTCCCGTTATTTTCTGCCAATTGAATGGCTAGCCGTTTTCCTCTTACTTTACCATATCCGGGGAAACCTGGAATATTATCTGAAGGATCACCAATAACCGCCTTATAATATAAAAATGCGTTCATTGGAATACCTATTTTATCCTCAAAATTTTTAATATTAATTAAAAGTTTTTTATTGGGCAAATAAAGGGATGTATTGGCATCCACTAATTGTAAAAAATCTTTATCTAAGCTAATAATAATATTTGGAGAAATTTCATTGCAAAGCCATCCAATAACATCATCCCCCTCTAATACGTAGGGATATAAATTAGGAATACCTAATGACGTAATTAATTCCTCCACTTTTTCAGCTTGATCAAATATATCTTCTGCAGATGAATAATCTCGATTACCTTTATATGTGCCTTCTAATAATAATTTTCTAAAATTAGTACTAGGGTGTTTTATCTTTCTATCCCACACAATATACATATTATTGGGCAAGAATTTTTCTACATAAGACCTTAATGCCTTTAAAAAGATATGTACACAATATCCTTTAAGATCAGAAGTATCTTTATTTAATTTTTTACTACTTTTGGCTACCCAATATGTCCGATGTAGTAAATTGCTCCCGTCTATTATAATATTCATTTGTAGCTTCAACTTGTTGATTTAATTCTTTTAATTCTTTAATTTTAACTTGTTTTAATAATTCATTATAAGCGAATTTTTTGATTTTTTCAACTTTATCTAGAATTTTCATTTTTAATCCTAATTTAACATCGTCTTCTTTTATATATCTAACATATATATCTGGTAAAACAATCGTTTTATAGGAACCATTTTCGGGTTGATCACTAGTAAATACTAAAAAATCACCACCATATACACCAGCGGTAATTGCATACATTTCTCGCTTACGTACTTTCATTTATAATATAATACTATGAATTGAATAAAAATTCAACAAAGATTTTAGTATTGTGAACTACTGTTTGACTAAAGATCAAACAGCTTCAGTTTAAAGCTTTAAGGTGCTCAAGGTGGATTCACTGCCACAGATTAACCTCTTCAGGGTACCGAAACGTTCGGTTTTATATCTTCTAGGCTTTCACCTCATCCATATACCGTAAGATATATGTTGTTTATACCTATAATTATTTATGCTATTCAGCTAAATTTTCTTGCTTTTTTAACAAAATAATTTAATATATTAGTATGAAAAGTGAGCTGATTCATCCGATTGACTGAAGATCAATCGGTTTTTTCAGCTGGGAGATATAAATTAATAGCTACCATATATATCAGGGTTGTTTCCAGGATATTTCCCATAATCCCAAATTTTTTCGTCTGATTCATCTTCTACGTTTTGATCATATCTCTTGGGTGGTGAAGGGTTTTGATGAGGATCTGGATTATCTGGTCCTTGGGGCTGCAATCCTATTATATCTTTTTCATCAGATACTATTTGATTACCACATTCAGGAGAAATGCCAGGCTCATAACTATAATCAAATCTGCGGCAATATAATATCCAAACATAATGCCCCATTAACGGGTTATACCCTCCTGAAATATTTTCTGATCTTCGTTGTGTGACTTCAAATAAATACGGACAACGTCTAATTTTGCCCCAATTTAATTGATCACAATAAGGGTTTCCACAACTATATCCAGATGGACTTATTACAATTGTACTTGCAGGAATACTAGATGTACTAGTTGCATTAGTAAAAATTGTTTCACATATTTGATCTTGTGTTAATGGATATGCTGATGCTTCTTGTGCATATGGATCACCACATGCACCTGGACTATCACATCCAAATTCTGTTAATCGTATAAGATCTCCCGATTTAGGTTCTGCTTCAGGGCCAAATTTAGCTGCATATAGTGACCTAGGAATAATTGCTGTAAAATCTGCATTCGTTTGTATTCCAAATTTTGTTAGTAATACTGTATCACTCTCCATTATACCCAACACATTTAAATATGTTGGACCTGAAAATGCAGCTGTAGGTTCTTCACCATATAAATAATCGTGTCCAGATAAGGTATAACCATGAACATAATATTCTGTTCCAGTACCATATAAACTAACAAGTTCATTCCACCACATATGTATCATTGCTTTAGGCCCAATAAGATTCTTTTTGCTGGTAAATCTAAATGGACTATCGCCTTGTTCAGCATTTATTTTTCCGTTAACATTGATACATTTTGACATATAATTTACCTGTTGTATTTTTGTTTTCTTTGTTTTATTAAAAAGTATTTATTTCTGCCTTTACGCCATAATAATATTCCGGTACTACCCAAATATTTTGTAGGATATGCATCATTGGGTATAAAAAACTTATATTTTTTTGCTATATCAATTACTTGAGCTTTTGATACTCGCCAAATGCCCCGATTAGCCTGTTTTATTCCTTTTAAAAAATTATCAATACCACCTGGATCTGGAACATTCATTAGTTTTTTATAATTGGGTATTAAATTTAAATGTTTTCTATTAACACCACGAGTCGATTTAAATCTTTTATCTTTACTTAAATCTTTAGGATAAACTCTAATTTTTATATCTCTTACCTTTTCTAAGATATATTCGTTAAAAGATTTTATTTCTGCCATAACTGACTCCCTAATTTCTGGATGTATGGTACATCTTTAATATCTAATTTTTGTTTTTCATCTAAAAAGTCTTTTAATTTTTCAATAAATTTGGTATAATGGTATTTACCGTAAAGTTTATATATTACATTTTCTGGTAACCAGTTATGGCTTGAATATTTTGATAATTCATCTTGTGTTAAATCTCGTTCAAATGCCAATTTTCTTAGATATGACATTTCAGAGTGGGAATTACTTAAATTAATAATGTCATCTTCAATTTCTTTTAATTTCTTTTCAATTAACGATTTCAATTTTTTGATTTTAGATGTGGGCATTGCTCTATATGAATTTAAGTCTATAATGTCTCTACGTAATTCCCCTGTTAATAAATCAACATTTGATATGGCTGATTCAAACATAGATGCGTAATTTTCTATATCATGATCATCGTTTTTTTCTTTTTTTATCCATTTTTCATTTTTGATATCATATGCAGCATCCGTTTTATCTAAATCATATTGATGTTGCATAAGCCTATAATTTATTTTATGTGTTGTTCCTGTTGCCAATTTACCATTAACGACTTTTGCTACTCTAATTAACTCATTATTAGTAACTTGACCATTTGCTGAAGGCTCTAATTCGACACAAACGTCGATATCTGAATTTGGATTATATCGTTTAGTTAAAATGCTGCCAATTATATAATAATTATCTACAGGATAAACATTAGAAATTCTTTCAATATCTCTCATAATTTGTTTTTTAATTGCAGATTGTAATACTGGGGGAGAATCTTCAGGAAACGAGAAGACCGTTGGGTCCAAAGAGTTTTTAGGAATATCAACAACACTTTCTGATAAGTACTGTTTAAATGTAATAAATGTATTATTCATATAATTATTTACCAAAAATGAACAAAATAAAAGGGTGTAATAAATGTACACCCCTTCATTTTAATTTTATAATTTAAATCAGGTTATTGTGTATAAATGTCTTTGCCGGTTTTAATACGTGAAGCAGAAACCTTTATTTTACCTTTACCTGTCAATGATTTTCCATTTTTTGTAAATGGACGAGGTTCGGGACTATTGGTAATTTTACCTATATTTCCACGACCTGATGCGGCTTTGCTTAATTTACCACGAACTTTAATACTACCTTTGCCCATTAAGCGTTTTCCACCACTATCACTTAATTGACGAGGTTCTGGTTGCGAAACCGCTTCTCTTAAACCATCATCTATATCCTCGCCTTCGCCGAGATCATCTTCGCCATCATCTTCAAAATCATCAACAACATCATCTTCAGTTTCACCGCGGATAGCAGAAATAACCGAATCTAGATCGTCTTTAATCATTTCTAAACGTGTGGCAACATCAACTTCTTCACCGATGTCTTCATCGCCTTCAGCGTCATCAACTTCGAAGTCGTCTCCGCCTTCTAGTTCGTCATCAAGCATTTCGTCTTGTTCATTAATTGTGCTTTTGAACAATGAATCAAATGAACTTTTTGGTATCATATTATTTACTCCTTCTTTAACATTATCTTTTTTCATATTTTTAGGACTCGCCTTCTCATAATTTGCACTTGGACCTTCTACTGGATCATCAATTTTAGCCGCATTAACTGCTGCTTCTGCACCCGATTTATCATTAGGGATTTTAACATCACCTATGTTCATTTTTCCTTTAGAAGCGACGATTTGTTTATCGCGTTTTATTTGTTCCGCTAATAAATATGCTAAATTATTAATATATTGTTCTTGTTCCATTAGTAAAACTCCAGTTCTATATCTTTACAATTATTTACCCTAATTTGCTGCATTTTCTATATAATTATCTTTTTTTATGTAAATATTTACATGAATGATAATAAAGATGTAGGTTTTGGACCGCAAAATGTATTTTATAGGGGTAATAAGTCATTGCCAACTTCTGATGTTCAATTTGAATGGACACCAGAAATGATAAAAGAAATTGATAAATGTTCAAAAAATCTTTTACATTTTGGTACTCACTATTTTTGGGCAGTAACTGTAGAAGATGGTAAACGACAATTACAATTATATAAGCCACAAAAAGAATTACTTAAACTTTTAGCCAAGGAACGGTTTGTTATTACTGTGGCAAGTAGGCAAGTTGGTAAAAGTACAGCAATGTCAATTTTCGCCTTATGGATGACATGTTTTTCGGATGACAAACGAGTATTAATCGTTGCTAACCGCGAAGACACAGCAATAGAATTACTCAGGCGCATTAAATTCGCATATGAAATGTTACCTAATTGGTTAAAACCTGGGGTAGAGACCTGGGGACAAACGTCTGTTTATTTTTCTAATGGAAGCAGTATCGAAATTAGTGCAACTTCTAGTACGGCTGCACGTGGTAAATCTATTAACTGTGTCGATGGAAAAAGTATAATTAAAATAAAAAATAAAAATACCGGTGAAATTAAAAAAATAAAAATACAGGATTTATTGGCTGATGAGTATAAATAATTATATGAACAGCAATATAGGCCATTTCGAACCGATTAGACAATACATAATTAAGAAATTTACTTCTAAAAACCCCTTACGTTTTAAAAGAACCTTAAATGATGTTAGATATTACGATGAAAACATTTTAAATGATATTTATAATCTCACGACCTTCCTGGAAAAGGGAACTTCTTTTAAAGAACGTATACATTGTATATTAAACGGTGTTAATGAACAACCTAGGTGTCTATATTGTGGTAAAAAATGTAATTTAGCCAATATTAACGGCAGATTATATTATAGAGTACATTGTAAGAATTGTGCTGTTCACCATACGGCTGTTTTAAATACGGGGCGGATGCAATCCAATGAAGAGAAAATTAAAAGAGCTAATTCAATTAGAGGAATAACGAGGTCTTTTGAAACTAGAAAAAAATTATCATTGAGTATTAAAAAATCATTTGGAAGTAAAACCCTTAAAAGATTAGAATATAATAAAAGACGATATGACAAAGCTCACAGGGAATCACAATCTAAAAAATTAAAAGAAAAAATAAAAAATGGAACATGGACGCCTTTAGCTACTAATTCTTGGGCATGCAGTAGAGTAGATTATAATGGAATAGCATATCGAAGCGCATGGGAGGCATTATTTGCTTTTTTGTTCCCCCTGTTAAAATATGAAAATATAAGAATACCTTATATAGAAAACAATATAAACCGGGTATATATAACGGATTTTTGTGATGTTAAAAATAAAATTCTTTATGAAATAAAACCTAAAAGTAACATAAACAATAAAAACTTTTCATTGAAAGTGCAATTTGCCAATAAATGGTGTGGTGAGAATGGTTACAAATACGTCGTAGTAGATGAGGATTGGATTAAAAAATATATAAAAAATAATAATATATTATTTGATTCAATACCTGATAATTTTAGAAAGAAGGTAAAACAATTTTATGATTAAAAACATTTCTGAATGGCAAGTAGAAACCCCTAACGGGTTTGAAGACTTTTCAGGAGTGCGTGTCAAAAAAAGCAATAATTTTGTCAAAATTATTTTTAATAATGATGCAGAATTAATTTGTACTAAAGATCATAAATTATTTCAAAGTTTGGATTTAAATTCTGTAGTAAAAGCTATAGATAGTCTTAATAAGACAATTATATGTAAATCTAAAACACTATATGTAAAGGATATAATAGAATTGGATAAATTAGACGATTCATACGATCTTTTAAATGTAGGGGGAATAAACGGTGAACATAGGTATTATGTTAATGAAGATCAATTATTAATCAGTAATTGCTTAATTATTGACGAGATAAACAAAATCTGTCTCGTAACTTGCTTAATTGCTGGGAACACCCGTCAGGATATTAATACAATAAACTGTAATAATTTAATATATAGGGTCAATCAGCAGCCGTTTAATTACGGTTCAACGACTATCCTTTATGGAGTACATTCAAGTGAATGGAAATGGCAAGCAGCTTAATGCTGAAGATATAGTCTGAACTATATAGAAATATATAGATGGTAAAAACCTGCATTAGCCTAACGAACTAATGTGAACATATTGGGCACACATTCCGGATTTCATTATGGAAGAATTCTGGGAATCTGTTATTCCTATTATTTCCTCTGGCAAAACTACCAAAATATTTGCAGTTAGTACGCCAAAGGGAACAGGTAATTTATTTTATAAGACATATTCTGCAGCTGAGCGCGGCGAATTAAAAATGTGGAAAGCATTTCGTATAGATTGGTGGGAAATTCCCGGCAGAGATGAAAAATGGAAAGCCACCATGCAAGAAATTATGATCAAACAAAATAAATCTTTTGCACAGGAGTTTGAAAATAGTTTTATTGATGATGGTGAAACCGCAACAGATACTGAAGTTTTGGAAAAAATGAAAAATACTTCACGAAATCCAAAATATATATATGAAGACGGAAATTATAAAGTTTGGTTAGATCCTAATCCAAATAATATATATACTATAGGTGTTGATGTTTCTGAGGGTATTGGTGGCGCTGCTAGTGTAGCAACAGTATTTGATATAACCAATTTAACTGATATTAAACAAGCAGCTGTATTTCACAATTCAACAATTGAACCTTATCATTTTGCAGAATTTTTAAATAAAATGGGACATCAATGGGGAACACCACCATTACTTATAGAACGCAACGGGCCTGGTGGACAGGTTATTGATGCATTAAAAGAAATACATAAATATCCTAATATTGTAAGTTATGCCTCTGAAAATCAAAATACTAAAGGACGATTGGGTGTATATTCACATACAAATTCAAAAAATAAAGGTGTTACTAATATGAGATATTGGGTTAATTCATTACAAGTAGTTGATATATATGATTTAGCTACTATTCAAGAATTAGAAACATTTGTTAGATATCCAAATGGAACATGGAAGAAAAAACCAGGCAATTACTTATATGACGATAGAGTTCATGCAATGATTTGGGCCCTATTTATATTACATGAAGAATTAGTTCATGAGTATTTTGAAGTATTAGAATATGATTCACGTGGTAAACCATTAAAAATTAAAAAAATCTTAGATTCATTAGATGGGGATTATGAATTAGATCCATATTATAGTGATAATGATTCCCCAATGCCGGCTTATTTTAATTATTCTAAAAACTCCGGAGTAGATGAATTAGAATCTGAAGGATGGAAAATTTGGACTGAAACACGTTGGGGTGGGGACTTTTTTGATACTTAATGAATAAATAATTATCATGAGTGACTTAATTCCAACTACTATTGTAGAACAAGCAGTTCTAAACAAATCTCGTAAAGATAAGTTTATAATGATTTTTAATATACCTAAAGTCATGAAAACTATTATATCAAAAGACGTAAGACGTGATAGGTTTGCAAATTTAGATTCTGTGCAATTTTCTTTATATAATTGTCCTGCACCTGCAATAAAATCAGATTCCATTGATGTGCCATATGCGGGGCAAGTATATAATACATCTTCTTATTCAAGACCAAAATATGAACCTATAACAATTAATTTTGCTGTAGATAATGAATATAATAACTATTGGCTATTTTGGAAATGGCTGAGTATTTTAAATCATCCAAGGGATAGTTTATATGGTGGCCCTAAGGCAACTGGACTTAAAGATCCTAAAGAAAAATATGATTTTGTAACCGATATACATGTTATTGGTATGGATGAATATAATAACCATAAAATACGGTTTGATTTTTTCAGTTGTTTAATTACTTCCTTAGGAAAAATTGAATATAATGTAAGAGATCCTGAAGAAATAGATTGTACGTGTGAAATGGTATTTAATCAATTAGATGTAACATTGCTTGATGTTGAAAAATAATTTCATATAAATAACAAAAAGAATACATAAATAGGGTAAATAATTACAGAATTTAATTAAAGGAGTATTAATATGGCATTAGCATTTAATAGAACAATTGAAAGCCCAGGCGTAGAGATTCGTGAACTTGATTATTCTCTATATACACGCAATCTTGTTGGGACAAATGTAATGGCAATGGGATTTGCAAAACAAGGTCCTATTGATGAATTAATCAACGTGACATCTATGTCTGAATTTGAAATGATTTATGGCCGTCCTACAAACGCGGCAGAGCGTTATTTTTATCACACAGCAAAAGAAATAATGTTAAAAAATGGAAATTTAGTTGCTACTAGACTTCCGTATGGTAAAAAAGACGGTGAGGGATATGGTTCGGAATATAGTGTATTAGCATATCCCGCAACATTATATACAAATAAATATGCTAATTTTTCTGTAACATATACCGCTGTTAGTACTTTTGATTCTAATGATGCTGACCTTGCAACATATTATAATGCTAGCGCAGGATCCTCATATTTTAATAGCTTTACGGCTAGTGCTATTACAGGAGTATCGTCTATGGGGGGTGTAACAGGAAATTACACTGATTTAACTGCGGGTGATGTTTATAATGCATATTTATCTGGAGGAACAATAGAATGGGAGAATATACCGTTTGATTTAACAGTTAAATCATATACAGTTTCTGCAGAATCTTCAACTGAAGCCAATAAAATTGACGTATACAAAACATTAAAAATGTCTGGTATTGCTTGGGGTGATGAACAATATACTGATGCTATTGCGGGGACAAGTGGAATAGACGTTCAAACTGTAAAATTAGGTACACCAAAACAAATAATAATTGATGAAAAAGATTATCAGAATTTGATCCATGGTAACTTTATGTGGGCAAATACATTAACCGATCTTGTTTCTAGTTCAAATAAGTTTACTGATCTTGATTCATTAAGCGGCGCGGCATTAATTGTTTTAAATAAAGTTCGCAGTACAACAAATGAAATTGCTGAAGGATCCTATATTATTATGGGTACTAATAAAACAATTGGATATGGTACTGATTATGATACAGTGCATAGTTTCCAAACATTAACTAATGACAATTCTGCGTGTACTTGGTCAATGGTTAAACCAACATCCCTTAATTTTGAATTAACGGGTCAATATAGAATGAGTTCTGGTACAACATCAGAAATCATTGAATCTATTCCAAGTTGGGATATTACACCATCTAAATACAATGATACTATTGTATTGGCTGTAATGAAATTAAGAAAATCTATTTATAATAATAGTGGAATTCAACAAATAGTATTAGATCAAGTATTAACAGAATCTTATGTTGGTAGCTTAAATGCAAATAGACAAGAAGTTCCACCTAGGGGAACCACGCCTGAATCATTCTTTATTGAAGATGTGGTAAATTCATCTTCTAATACAATTCAAGTAGTAGTAAATCCGCTTATTTCCCAAGGAATTAATTGGAATAACGGAAAAGCACCAAATCCGAAAAATAAAGTTGACACTGTTGAAGTTACAAAAGATGTAGTTATCGACAATGACAGCATGTCGGGATTTGCAATTGGTCCTTATGTTCCTGTATATTCAAAGAATCAAGCGAAAATAATTGGAAACTTGTGGGGTAAAATTGAAAGAGCATTAAGACTAGCAGAAAATATTGATTATGTACCTTTAGATATTCTTGTTGAAGGTGGTTTAGGTACCATTAGTGTATTTAATGCAGTTGCAAATGAAATAAAAAATACTTCTACCGGAAAAAATTCAGAATATCATAAATTGTATAAAAATTGGGACGGTGGATATTATGAGGACATTTACTTACCTGGTATTTTAGAAGGAAATGTGGTTGATCCTGGTCAATATTTGCCAGATGATACCAATTATAGATATGAAAAACCCGATAAAGCAAATCCTAATATAAACGATTCTGACGGTATTACAAAACCTCTTATGGCGGCAGAATATGGTCCAAACCAAACAGGTGGGCGTGATAGCTTTATAGCTAATGAATACCAAGCGGTATTTGAAATATTCAGAGAATTTGTAGAATTCACACGGAGACCTGGAACCTTATTTATTGCCGATCCAGTAAGACATATTTTTGTACAAGGTAACAAACTTGTATCAGAATGTCGTGTGTGGGATGACGAAGACGGGGAAATGGTAAATGTAAACTTCCCACAACATATATATTGGCCATTAAAGAATCTATATGCAGAAACAAGTACTAGTTATGCATGTACATATGCTAACTGGGTTAAAGTTGCAGATACGGAATCTTCGGAATTTCATTGGATGCCGTTTTCTGGATTTGCTGCAGGAATTATGTGTGATGTGGATCGTACATATTTCCCATGGTTTGCTCCTGCGGGATTAAATCGCGGAAGAATTGGCGGAATTGTAGAAATCGGATATAACACAACTCAAAAACAACGTGACCTATTGTATAGAAGTTCAATCAACCCTGTTGTATTCTTCCCTCAAGATGGATTCGTTGTTTGGGGCCAAAAGACGCTATTGAAGACTCCAAGTGCATTTGATCGCATTAATGTGCGTAGATTATTCTTGGTGTTAGAAAAAGCAACATTAGCTGTCGCTAGATACTTCGTATTTGAACAAAATACAATATTCACGCGTACGAGATTAGTAGATACATTAAGACCGATATTCGAGAGAGCTAAGAATAACGAAGGTTTATATGACTACATGATTGTATGTGATGAAAGAAATAATACACCAGATACAATTGACAACAATGAACTAATTGTAGATATATACTTAAAGCCTGTTAAGACTGCAGAATTTATCTTGATCAGTTTCATTGCAACAAGAACTGGACAGGAGTTTTCAGAATTAATTTAATAAAAGGAGAGCATTATAATGGCATTAGAACCTAATTTTTTACCGCGTTCATTTTACGAACAAGCGTTAGAGCGAGATTTTTCTCGTGATTTTCAATTAAGAGTAATTGATATTGGAAATGGCTTTATAACAGAAGAAGATAATGTTTTTATTAAAACTACATCTCTTCCTAAGTATCAAATTCATAATCAACCCACAAATTTCATGGGTATGAAATTTAATATACCAGGAACTGCTGAATATGCAGGTAATGAAGCATGGACAGTGCAGTTTCGTTGCGATCTTACTTTTAATATTCGACATAAAATAGAGACATGGCAACATCAAATATTTACACAGTTTGATCAACCCGAACTAGAAATTGCGCGCGGCCTGCGCCCAGGAGCCGGTATTTATAATGTCCCATCTATGGAACGAACGGCCACATTAGCATTACATGATAGATCT